CCTGAACCCGTTTTTGACTTCACGCCTGATGAGCGCAAGGTCTACGACGCCTTGGTCGCACACCTCCAAGAGTATGAACTGTTGCACACTATCGACGCCATCGGCCTTAGCGCCCTGACCAAGAACGTGTGCATCCTGAAATGGTGTGCTGATCGGTTGCGAGATGTGGACGATGTAGTGCAAGTCTTCGAGAATGGGACGAGCAACGTGAGTGGAACGTACACCGCATACACAAAAGCCCACGCTGCCTTCACGAGCTTGATGAGCAAGTGGGGCTTGTCTCCAATAGATAGAGAGAAGATTGCGGGGATGCTCCTTGACAATGACGAGGATGATTACGACCTTATCAAGAAGCAATGACCCACGGCTCACTATTCTCAGGAATCGGAGGGTTTGACCTCGCGGCTGAATGGATGGGTTGGACAAACGTGTTCAACTGTGAATGGGAGGAGTTCCCGAGACAAATACTCAAGCACCACTTCCCAAACGCAAAACAATATGGAGATGTCAGAGACCTACAAGCAACTAGATATTCTGGACACATTGATGTCCTCACAGGAGGATTCCCGTGTCAACCCTACTCAGTCGCGGGAGAACGAAAAGGAAATGAGGACGAACGCCACCTCTGGCCAGAGATGCTTAGAGTTATCCGAGAGTGTAAACCCACCTGGGTCGTGGGCGAGAACGTACTTGGGCTTGTTAATTGGTCTGACGGGTTGGTATTCGAGGAGGTGTGCTCTGACTTGGAGTCTGAAGGGTTCGAGGTTCAACCGATTGTACTTCCAGCTGCGGGTGTTGCCTCATGCCCACACCGAAGAGACCGAGTGTGGTTTATTGCTTACTCCAACGACAATCGAAAGAGCCGAAGACCCCAAAGAGATGAGACGCAGGGCGGAGGAGAAGGGATACAAGAACGGGACGAAGTACAACTCGCTAATGAGTCAAATCATCTACGGAAACTTCCTACCTACCCCCGTGGCGTCCGACCACCATCTCAGGTGGCCGACGGAAAACTGGAAGGGGGACAGCGACCTCCCGAGCGTCGTGAATGGGACGTTTGGCACTCGTTCCCAACTAAACCCGCTCTTTGTGGAGGAGATGATGGGCTTCCCCGAGAGTTGGACTCTATTACCTTTCCGAAATGGAGAAAGGAAACAATCAAAGCCTACGGAAACGCCATAGTGCCACAAGTAGCATTACAAATCTTTAGAGCAATCGAAGCCTATGCCACACATCCCGAAGCGTGAAAAAGCAAGACCTTGGAAAAGAAAACTCAAGTCACGGAAGCCCCAAGGAGGTAGACTCCGCGAGGCCGACCCGCGCTACCATACTAAACAGTGGCAAAGAACCCGAAAGCTCGTGCTCCTTAGAGACCCAATATGCCAGCTTTGTGAAAGACTCGGCAAACTCGAACCCGCCACAGTTGCCGACCACATCATCCCCGTGCGGATGCGAGATAGAGCGGACGACCGATTTTACGACATCGAGACAATACGGGGGCTATGTACCTCCTGCCATGCCAGGGTCTCAGGACGTCAAGCACACGGCAAAGCATGAGCGAGTTGTCGTATGTCCAATATGCGGAAGACGTATTGAACGAGGAGGTAGTGACCTCGAAGTACGTTCACAAGGCCGTCGAGAGATTCGTTGATGATTTAGACAATGAAGACCTAGACTTCTACTTTGATGTCGATGAAGCTGAGAAGTACATCACTTTCTTCAGCCGATTCCTCAAACATAGCAAGGGCACATTTGCGGGTCAGAGTTTTGACTTGCTGCCGTGGCAACAATTTGTCATTGCCAACATCTATGGATGGAAGAGCAAGGAGACCAACTTCCGTCGATACCGCACGGCTTACATCCAGGTGGGGCGAAAGAATGGTAAGTCCACCATGCTGAGTGGCGTGAGCTTGGCAATGCTAGACTTCGACGGGGAGGAAGGTAGCGAGGTGTACTTCTGTGCAACCAAGCGTGATCAGGCTAGAATTTGCTTTGACGAAGCAACTCGAATGGTTCGGTCTAGTCCAAGTCTCAGCAAGCGCATCGGGGTGCATCGTGCGAATATGCACGTTACGAAAACGAATAGCAAGGCCGAGCCGTTGTCAAGTGACAAGAATAGTCTTGACGGATTGAACGCTCACTTAGCCGTGGTCGATGAATACCACGCACACCCGACCTCAGCCGTGTACAACGTGTTGAAGTCGTCAATGGGTAGTCGCAAGCAACCGCTGATGTTTACCATTACAACAGCGGGGTTCAATGTGACTGGCCCTTGCTATCAGTTGGCTAAAACGTGTAAGGAAGTCTTGGACGGAAAGAAGCGCGATGATTCGCTCTTTAGCATGATTTACGAGCTTGACGAAGACGACGACTGGAGAGACGAGGAGGTTTGGATAAAGGCAAACCCAAGCATAGGAAGTAGCATCAGTTATGAATACTTGCGTCAGCAATGCACCCAGGCGAAAAACTATGGCGGAGCGGAAGAGGTAAACTTCAAGACGAAGCATTGCAACCTTTGGGTCAAGTCGAGTGAGACATGGGTGAGCGATGAGATATGGAAGCAAAACGACCTAGGTATTGTAGAGTGGGACGGGGATCGGCCATGCTTCGGTGGCCTTGACCTTGCATCGGTCAGCGACTTTTGTTCCTTAGTGCTTGTCAGCCCTCGTGACGATGGCGGCTATGACACCAAGAGATTCTATTGGTTGCCCGAGGAGGCTATCGAGAAAAGACTCTACAAAGACGAGAACACCATATACATGGAGTTGAGACACGCTGATGAGGTCTTTGTCACACCAGGCAACGTCACCGACTATGACTACATACGTCGTTGTATTTCAGGGTACTATGTGGAAAGTGGTGTGGTAAACTTCGACGAGGATTGCTTGATGAAGCGTTACAATCTTCGTAGCATAGCGTTCGACCGCTACAACAGTAGCCAACTCATCATTAACCTAACGCACGATGGAGTAGAGATGTCACCAATGGGTCAAGGATATGTGAGCATGAGTGCCCCCATGAAGGAGGTGTATCGCTTGCTGCTTGAAAAGAAACTGAACCATGAAGGCGACCCCGTGCTCCGTTGGATGGCGGGCAACCTAGAGGTGACCTATGACCCCGCGATGAACTGTAAGCCCGACAAGTCTAAGTCGCAAGACAAGATTGACGGGATAACCGCTTTGATTTGTGCGGTTGGTGAAGCAATGACTGAGACGCAAGAAGACGTTCTACCTGAAGACTACACTATCCGTTTCTTATGACCTGCGAAGAGAAGCTCGCACTAGCAAAGAAACTCAACACCGCTGAGGGCTTCGTCGACGAATATCAAAAGAGACTTTACGATTACCCAAGAAATGTGGACGCTTACTATAGCGTCGAGCAAGACTACTACGATCTCTTTGGGCGGCAACGCTACAGTTGCTATCAATCCTTCCACACCATCTTACGACGCATTCTGAAAAGAAATCGAACAACGTAGATGTCTAGCAATATGACACTCACTATCATTGCATAATGGCTGAGAATCGAAAGACATTGCTGACACGCCTCCGCGAAGTCATTAGACCTCAAGTTGAGGAGAAGCGTAACTACGACCCAGCCCTCATCTATCCCTGGCAACCGACCAAGAGCGGGGTAATGTTGAGTGAAGAGGGGGCTTTGGCGGTAAGTGCCGTCTACGCCTGTATCAATAAGATTAGTAGCACGATTGCTAGTCTTGACCTCAGCCTCTACGAGGAGAAGGATGGTGTGAAGCGGGAAGACCGCAAGCACATGGCATACCGCTTGGTGACTCAAGAGCCTAATGAGTACATGGGTGCTTATCACTTTTGGGTCAACATCATCTCCGATGCTTTGATGCACGGGGGCGGTTACGCTCTGATTGGCCGTGACGCCAACGGACGCCCAAAGTCGTTGACACTCGTTCCGCCTGACCAGATCAAGGCAAAGGACTTGAACGGGCGTCGCATCTACTTGTACCGAGATAGTGAGGAGGCACTTTTCAACGATGATGTGTTAGCTATTGAATGCTTCCGTGGGATTAGTCCTATCCGTGAACACCTAGAGAACATCGGGTTGTCTTACGCTGCTCAACAATATGGCGCATCATTCTTTGGAAGTGGAGGCAACATGAGTGGCGTTCTCATGACGGACAAGACCCTGAGTGAAGACCAATATCGTCGCCTATCATCTACATGGGATAGAAAGTATCATGGCATCAATGCGAGTCACGCCACAGCAATCCTTGAGGCGGGGCTGAAGTACGAGCGAGTGGGCATCCCGCCCGAAACCGCTCAGGCACTCCAAACTCGTCGCTACCAGGTCGAGGAGATTTGTCGCATCTTCAATGTTCCCCCGTCACTCATCCAAATGAGTAGTGACGTCAAGTATAGCAATGTGGAGCAACAGGACTTGTTCTTTGCGAAACACACCATCGCTCCTTGGGTAAGCAACATCGAACAAGAGATGCGTCGTAAGTTGCTTCTCCCCGTAGAACGGGAAAACTACCTCTTCAAGTTCTCCATGTTGAGCCTTATGCGCGGAGATATGGCCGCCCGAGCAAACTATTATCAAACTTTGCTTCATGCAGGCGTTCTCAGCATAAACGAGATTCGTGGATTGGAAGACCGCAATGCCATCGAGAATGGAGACCTTCACCTCGTCCAGGTGAACCAGATTCCGCTCGAAGCAATGCGCGACTACGCCAAAAGCATCACAGGAGAAGAAGTAGATGGCAACGTACAGTAACTACCCAAAGGCCGCTCGTGCTGCTGCCCGTCGCGCTCTCCGCTTCAAGGAGAAGAACGGGTCAAGCTGTGGGACGCCTGTGGGTTGGAATCGTGCCAATCAAATCGCTTCGGGAGAAGCATTGTCTCTCTCTACTGTGAAGCGCACCTATAGCTTCCTTTCTCGTGCCTCGGTCTACAATCAAGGCAAGTTCACGGATGGTGACGGCAAGCAAATTTGCGGTAGCATCATGTACGCGGCTTGGGGCGGAAGTTCCATGCGCTCGTGGTGCAAGGGCGTTATCAATCGAGCTGAGCGCGACAACATCGAAGATACTGAGGAGCGCAACATTACCTCAGCGGTAAAAGAGGCGCTTCAAAAGAAAGTCAAGGATCACAACGAAGGCAACCCTAAACACAAAGCATCTTACGGGATGCTTGCCGCGTGTTTTCGTCGTGGCATTGGAGCATATAAGACAAACCCTCAAAGCGTTCGTCCGTCGGTAAAAAGCCCTGAACAATGGGCATTTGCTCGGGTCAACGCTCTGTTGTACGCGCTCCGTAACGAAAAGTTCAAAGGCGGTAAGTTTGACACCGACCTTCTACCAAGCTCACATCCGATGAGCACAAAGCGAAGCAAAATGTCTGAAGAAGAAAAAAGAAATACAGATGTAGAGCGTAGAAGCTACATCTCTGAGTCCTCCACTATGGAGGTTCGCATGGACGAGGAGGGAGGCACTGTAGAAGGTTATGCTGCCGTATTCAATCAGCCAACAATGATTGGACGTGTTGAAGAGGTAGTTGCTCCTGGTGCTTTCGATGGCCGTCTCAAAGATGATGTCGTCGCCTTGTTCAACCACGATATGAATATGCCTTTGGCTCGTTCTAAGGACGGCAAGGGTACGTTGGAGTTGAAGGTCGATGAACACGGCCTCTACTACCGATTCAAGCTCGGCAACCAGTCCTACGCAAAGGACTTGGGTGAGAGCATCAAGCGAGGCGATGTCCAGGGTAGTAGCTTTGGATTCGTCGTGCGAGAAGATGATTACGAGAAGAAGAGCGATGGTAGCTACCGACGCACCATTAAGTCCCTCTCCCGTATTGCAGACGTCTCACCCGTGGTGAGTCCTGCATACCCCCAAACCTCCGTCAAGATGCGCGACGCTATTGCCGCACTTGAGGAGACAAACGAGGTCGAAGAGACCCGTACTCCAGAAGAAATTCAGCCAACGCCTGCCCCCAAAAGGAAGGTAGCGGAGGCACTCCTTTCTATTCACCACCACAAAACCCTTTCAAAATGAAGACATCTTTGATGTTGAAGGAAGAACGTGCCTCTATGATCTCTGACCTAGAGGCGCTCGTGGACACCGCCAAAACTGAAGAGCGGGAGTTCACGCAAGACGAAGAGGCGCGTCAGGCCGACCTCAATGAATCAATCTTTGCTCTCGACGAGAAGATTGCAAACGCTGAAAAGAGCGAGTCTATCATGGCACGTTCTATGGCGGGTGCTGCTTCTAAGTCAGAGGAGCGCGAGTTGGCTGAACACGCAAAGAACTACTCTTTGCAGGACGCCATCGACCAGTTCCGCAACGCGGGTCGTTTGACTGGCCGCGAGGCCGAGATGCAACAGGAAGCTCAGAACGAGTTCCGTCAAGCGGGCATCTCTCCAACGGGTCACATCCAAATCCCAATGGGGTTGACCTATCGTGCTGAGGGCGACGTATCAGCGTTTGCCGCCACTACAGGCACTAGCGAGCAAACTGTGTTGCAGGGTCTCGTTCCCGAGTCTATCTTGGAGCAAGCGGGTGCTAATCGCATCACAGGCGTTGCAGGTACTGTTCGCCTCCCATCTTTGCCAAGCGACGCATCAGCGAAGAAGGGCGAGGAAGTGGCAATGGATCCTGGGTCAGAAATGGCCGCTGTGGACATCGCGCCACTCCGTATTGCTTCACGCATCGACGTGTCGAATCAGATGTTGGCCGCGTCTACAAACAGCTTTGATGCTGCCGTAGCTGCTCAGTTCCGCAAGCACAGCGGAGGTCTCTTGGACAAGGAAGCATTCGCCAACTTCGTGTCTCAAGGTGCTTTGGTTAAGCGTAGCACTACCGCCAACGCCACCATTCCAAACATCGACTTCGCGTCAGCGAACGATTTGATTGCCGCCTTGGGCAATGCCGACGCCTTGAACGCAAGCGCAACCTTCTTCTCTGACCACGCTCAGATGGCCGCTGCTCGTAGCAAGGAAGCTATCACAAATGGCGGTATCCCAATGTTGGGTGCTGACAAGACCATCGCTGGTTACAAGGCGTTCGGTCACAGCCAAATCAGCGCGGCCTTGTTGACTGCTGGAGATGTCGATACCGCTGGCGAAGTGTACGCTACCGCTGGTGCCGTCGGTGACCTCGACAACGAGGCTAGTGCCTTGCCATTCTTCCTCATTAACATGGACGATGTGTACTGTTGCTACTGGGGTGGAGCTGACCTCATCGTGGACAACGTGACGCAGGCACACGCTGGTGTGACTCGTTTGATTATGAACTACTACGCCAACTGTAAGGTTGGACACGCAGCCTCTGCCAAGTACGTTGCTGTAGCCTAATTCTAAAGCCCCTGACCCCTAAATGGTAGGGGTTGGGGGCTTTTCATTCCTTTCAACTATGAGAAAACATCCAGAAGTACGACGTGAGCGCAATATGAGTGGCACTGGAACAAGTGGATTTCCTACTCTTTCGGAAGTCAAGGCGCACTTGCGGGTGGACTTTGCGGATGATAACGATTACATAGAAGATGTGATGGCGGCTGCTCAATCGTATGTTGAGCAATACTGTGACACCCGTTGGGGATCATTTGCTAATTACGCTTATTGGGATTACGCTTATCCCCTTGTTCTGATTCCCGTTACAGTCGGCGACGGGAGCATCCTAGATGTATCACCTCCCGTTTTGAAACTAGAGGTGCTCAATAGTTCAGGTAGTTATGAAGAACCTTCTGCTGACATACACGAGATTGATGCTTTGCACAATCCTATTCGTGTTTATTGGAAAGGTGGGTACACTCAAGAAGCTCGCCTCAACAACTTCCGACTTTCTTTCACCACAGTCAACACCACAGTTCCTGCATATATCAAACAGGCATATTTGATGGTGTGTGGACACTTCTATGAGAATAGACAAGATGTAGGAAAAGATAGGGTCTACGAAGTGCCGATGGCTAGTCGGTACCTTATGGATAGATACCGCCAACCTCAGTTCTAATGAACATTGGTAGCTTCCGTAAGAAGATTAAACTCTACTCTCCAAGAGAGGGTGTGAACGATTTTGGCGAAACTGAAATTAGCGCATTCACCTTGGAGATTACCGCTATGGCAAAGCGTCGTGACATCGAGTGGTCTACCATCGGTGAGGAGGCGCACGGCAAGCAACTAGTCGTCGAGGCTAGGACGGAGTTCTACATCAAGAAGTTCCGATCAGAGATTACCGAGAAGTGGATTGTAGAGTACGACTCTCGGTACTATGAAATCACTCGTGTCGATGAGTTCGGCCTAGCTGAGTACACCCGTATCCTTGCGTTGCGTCGGGACAACTTCACGCCCACTATTATCTGATGGCCTTACGAAGTGCGAAATATGCTCCTAATGTTCAACTGAACGTCAAGGAGCTTGAATACTTTGACAAGAAACTCAAGGCGCTCTATGGCATGACCATTAAGAAAAGGCGTAAAGAGTTTGAGAAGTTGACCCGCCACGCACTCGCGCCAACAAAGAAGCGCATGAAGCAACTTGCCCCGATGGGTAAGACGGGTAGCTTGAAGAAGAGCATTACCACAGCCAAAGCAAAGAAGGTTGGCCTTGGCTCTCGTGTCGGTAGTCGTACTGGCCCTGTCCTAAAAGGCAAGAGCCAAAAGAAGGTTGCACACGCTCACCTGGTAGAGTTGGGCACAAAGAAGAAGATGAAGCGCCTACGCAAAGGCGTCGGCTTTGGCGCAAAGCCCTTTACCTTCTATAGCGTCCGTTACAAGAAGGTCATTCGCAAGGTTCGCATTCACCACGGAAGTAAAGCACATCCGTTCATCAAGCCCGCATACCGACAAACAAGAAGCGAGTATGTACCTCGCATCAAGAAGAAGTTGCTGACTCGTCTTAAGCAACTGATGGTAGGAACGGGAAGAAAATCAGGCATAACGAAAATCGGCAAAAGATGATACACGTCATTCGCAAAATCCTCGTAGATGATAGCAACCTTACCGCACTTGTGCCCGCAAGTAGGATAAGCCTTGTCATGGCTCGTCAGGGTATGCAGCGACCATACATTGCCGTTGACCTTGAGGGGACTGAGGTCAACCGAACCAATACGGGCATCGCCCAAGAGATATACAACATCATGGTGTACATCACAGACACCAAGATCAGTGACGCTTGGGCAATCCACGAGAAAGCAAAAGCCGCCTTGTCGGAGTTTGCAGGAACTAAAACTGTAGATGGAGTGGACTACACTATCGCCCAGGTCAGTCTAAATGACGTCATGACGGACGCTCACGAGTTGCACGACTTCTATATCTTAGCGTTGAGCTTCAGCGTATTCGTAAATCCATAATCGAACCAAGTTTGACCACTCGTCAAGCAAGGGTCACTTAATTGCACACACAACACTAGAACAATGGCTGTACAACAGGGTAACAACATTACGCTCTTCATCGACATTGATGAGGACGAAACAGATGCAAGCACCATTACAAACACAATGCTTGCGGCTGGATACACCGCTATTGAGGGCATTACCTCTGCTGGTGTAAGCCTCTCTAACGCAACTTACGAGGTCAACTTCAAGAACGTGACTCCACCTGAGACATCCTCAGCCCCCGTGCTCTCGGCCACTCGTTCTTATGCGGTAGGCACGACTTCTTCCACACTTAACGTGGAAGGCGTGTACAACCCTTCTGAAGACTTCAATGTAGACGAGTTGTTCACTCAAGCCTTGGCTAAGACCACACCATACGGCATCTTCTTTTCTAGTGGAGCAACTGGTTTCCAGGCCATCGGAGGTCTCGGATACTTGACATCGTGGGAACTCAGCGCGGGCATGGACGACTTTGTTACCTTTTCCGCTCAGTTTGAACTGACAGGCGATCCTGTCGTAATTACCGAATCTTAATGGCTACAGTAAACGCGAATACTTGCGCCCTCTACATTGACACCGCAGGAGGGGCTTTCGGGGCTGACCCCGCTGACACAAATGGAGCGGAGCCTGCTCTGCAAGCGGTTGCTTTCAGCACCTCGGCTTCAATCAGCGTCTCTAACGCTACATACGAGGCGGTCTCCGTCACGGACGTCGCAAACGGAACAACTGTTCGTGACTTTGCCGTTGGCACAACTAGCACCACTTTAAACGTGGAGGGTGTGCTCGATTGGACTGTGCAAGACGCTGATTCGGTGCTCGACCTGAAGTCTCTTTTCGACGCTTTCAAAGCGAAGACGGAAATCACAGCGGTCTGGGCATCTACTGACGACAACGCACAAGCATTCGGAGGCAAGGGCTTCTTGACTAGCTTTGAGTTGAGTTCAGGTGTTGACGACTTTGCCACTTACACGGCAACAGTCGAATTGAACGGAAACCCAAGCGCGGTTTAAGATAAAGTTCGTAGATTGGGGCAAAATCCCCATCTATGAACTCTCTTTCAGGTAAGTTTGACGTCGAGATTGGCAAGAAGAAGTACACTTGCCATCTCTCTATGAATGCGTTCCGTATCCTATGTGAGCGTGAGAACCTCACGTTTCAACAAATGGATGCGTACATCTCAGGTCAGCCTTTGACGGCTGTCCCCAAGGTCATTTACTATGGCCTGATGAACCACATCTATGTAACGCGAGGCGACCTCAGCAAGTTGCCTGAGTTTGAATACTTCGCGTCACAAATCCTGAATGACGCTAGTGACCTAGAAAAGTATAGCACCCTGATTGGAAAAGCCTTTGGTGGCGAGTCGGAAGAGGACGAGGGAAACGAGTAAGCGACCAGGATGATGCCCCAAGGGACTGGCATACGATATATGTCGAGGGGTTGAGCTTGGGGCTACTCCCCGAGACGTTCTGGTCGTTGACGTTCTTTGAGTACGCCAGTTACTCTAGGTTTCATCAAGAACAAGATAAGAGGGCGTGGTGGCACACCGCGTCCATGATGGCCTTGCAAGCCAACATGAATAGAGATAGCAAGCGGAATCCTAGTCCGTTCAAGGCTGAGTCCTTCTATCCATACGAGACCAAAAAGAAAAAAGCAAAGTTTGTTCGTGGAATGAGTGCGGAGGAGCGCGACCTTACGTCACAATGGGCGCAAAAACTCCACGAAAAAAATGGCTGAACAACAGATAAGTAAGCTCTCGGTACTTCTCCTGATGAACACGGAGAACTTCGAGATGGAACTCTCCGAGGCGCAACGCAAGCTCAGAGCGAGTGGTCAAGCGATGCAGAACGTCGGAAGAGACCTTTCACTTGCAATATCTCTCCCTCTTAGTATAGCGGCAAAGGCTATCGTTGACACCGCAACCGACTTCGAGTATCAAATGGCTCGTGTCCAAGCTATCAGCGGGTCAAGTGCTCGTTCTTTCTCTATGCTTGAGAAGAACGCGGAGCGACTAGGTGCAACAACAATCTACACCGCGACGTCTGTGGGTCAACTCCAGGAGGAGTTTGCCAAGTTAGGTTTCACGGCTACAGAAATCACATCGGTCACCGAGAGCACCTTGAGTCTCGCTCAGGTGACGGGGGCTGACCTTGGACGTGCCGCTGAGGTGGCGGGTAGTACGCTTCGCACCTTTGGTCTTGACGTCTCCGAGATGGGGCGCGTCAATGACATCGTAGCAACGGCTATCAGTAGGTCTGCACTTGACTTTGAGTCCTTTGCTGAGACGATGAAGTACGCGGGTTCGGAGGCGGCCATCAATGGCGTCTCAATGGAGGAACTTGCTGCCGCAATGGGCGTCTTGGCAAACCGAGGCGTCAAGGGGTCTATCGCAGGTACTCGTCTTCGCATGATCTTCTCGAAGTTGGCGAAGGAGGGTGGTAACGTCCACGAAAAGTTCCTTGACCTCATCAATGGCAACGTGACCATGACTGAGGCCATCGAACGCTTCGGTGTTCGTGCCGCTGCCGCTGTACCAGTGCTTCAGCAAAACCGAGATGAGTTCTTTGCTCTTGAGACGGCCATGATTCAAAGCGCGGGCACTTTGAGTGTGATGCAAAAAATCATGGACGACACCTCGTTCTCGACTCAAAGGCGGCTTATTTCAGCCCTAGAGGACTTGGCTATCCAATTTGGTAAGGTCGTCCTCCCCGTAGTCAACGTCTTCCTTGAGATTATGATTGCGCTTGTAGGAGCGTTTGCCGCCCTACCTGGACCTATCAAAGTTGCTATTGCCGCTATTGGAGGGCTTGCTATTGCGTTGCCGCCCGTCATTTTCTTGGTAGGGACTTTGAGGATGAGGATGGTTGACATTGAAAAACTAGCCCCTCGTCTAGCCGCTGCAATTACTCGCATTTCAGGCGTGTACGGCATCCTTGCCACTGTGCTCGTGTCGGTTGGCACATACTTGTACACTGCAAGTCAGTCACAAAAGAAGTTTACATCCGAGACGGAGAAACTAGCTGACGCGGCCACAGTAGCGGGTGAAGCATCGAGCAAGATTCTTGCACCACTCCGTCAACTTGTCGAGGAGTACGGAAACTCCAACGTCACACTAGAGAGGCGTCAAGCCATCTTGCGTGAGTTGCAACGCGCACAACCTGACTACTTCGGAGGACTTGACGCGGAATCGACAAGCATCGAGACGCTCCGAGGCAAGTACGAGGAACTGAGTAGAGAGATTATTCGTAATGCCAAAGCCAAGGCGTTCGCGGCAAAGATTACCGAAGCCGAGGCGGAATCGACAAAACTGATTGGTGAGCAAATTACCGCTCAGATTGAACTTGATGAAATTAGTCGTAGAGCGGCCGCAGGAGAGGCGGGATTTGCTCCTTACCAGAAAGCGCAAACTGTCGGTGCTGGAGGATTGATGATTGGAACTGGAGGGCAAGAAACTATTGACCCAAAAGCTACAAGAAAACTCATTCTTCAAGACATCATTGACGACAATCAAGAGGCACTTGACGAGTTGAAACGTCAAATGGACTTGTTCCTAGCAAAAGCGCAGGAGTTCGGACTCACCTACGAGGAAATCTTTGGGAAGGGCAAGGGCAAGGGTGGCGGTGGTGAGGATATTAAGAAACAAGCCGACGCAATGGAGAAGTTGCGGAACAGCTTGGGTCTTATCTATGAGCAACAAACACAACTCGGTGAAAGCCCACTTGAGGCAACCAAGAAAAGAGTGTCCGCGTTTACCACGGCCTTCAACGATCTCATTCGCGCCTCTCAAGAAGGAGAAGACGTGTCGGAGAACTTGGACATGGTTGTCCGCATCCTGAAGAAGTTGAAAGGGGAGTTGAGCGGAATGGAGGAGGAAGCGGAAGACATCAAAGAGTTCCGCAAGGAGATGGACAAGTTGAATACTGTCTTAGAAAGTATTGACGCCACGACCCGTCGCATAACGGGTGACGCCAACATCGAGGAACTCCGTCAGCAACTCCGTAATCTCCAAACGGATTACCGCAAGCTAGGAAAGTCGATTACCGACATGGAGAGCTCGGGTGACGCCAACCTCTTCATCCTTGACAAGATGAAGGGTAAGTACGAGTTGTTGGGCGACACCATCGGTAAGACCGCTCTCCAAATTGCTGAACTTACGACCAAACAAAGGCTTGCTACTGATGGCGCTCTCAACTTAGGCGAAGCTATGGGGTCAGCCATTGCTAATGGTGAGAACGTAGGTAGAGCGGCCTTGAAATCAAGTGCTGCAACAATAGCCGCCTTGACAAGAGAGATATATCTTTTGTGGGCTAAGAATGTCTTGCTTGACCCTAGTAGCACCACGAACCCGTATGCTAAGCTCGCTCTCTTCGGAATCGGTGCTGGCGTTATCTCGGGATACCTAAGCAACATCCCAGCCCTAGCCCAAGGAGGAATTGCCGTCGGGCCGCAGCTCGCAGTCGTCGGGGACAATCGCTCAGGACGAGAGGCTATCATCCCGCTTGAGAAGTTGCCTAGCCTGATGCAAAAGATGGGCGGTGGCACAAATGGTCGCTTGTACGGAACGATTGAGGGGTACGACCTTGTACTGAGCAACGAACGAAACAATCGCTTCCTTCAAAGACAAACTAGGTAATGGCTATTAGAAGTAGATACTATCAAGAGTTCAACTCGCGGAGTGGTGACAAGTACAAGATTACGATTTGGGACTTAGACCACCAGTCAGGTGTCACCGATCAGACTAACACATGGGGTTGGCAATCGTCTAGCGACAACGATGCCAAAGAGATAGATATTGTCTATGACAGTGTAGAAATCAAGTGGGATGGTGACAACCAAAAGGTTCACCAACCTATCCTTGGTAGTATGCTGACTTTCTCCATGTTGGCTACAACGGACGACCACATGGGCTTGGTAAAGGCGCTAAAGCATTCAACCGAGTTCCGCGTTGGTGTCAAAGTCGAGAGATTAAACTTTACCTCTGACGCCTACGAGCCATATTGGTATGGTGTCATTCTTCCCGAGGCGGTGGTGTACGACTACAGCGACTTGCCTTGCAAAATTGACATCCGAGCAACGGACGGGTTGAGCACCCTAAGAGACAAGCCTTTTATCGATACTGATGAAACGCTCTATGACGGACACCAGACTTGCCAAATACAAATTGGCAACTGCTTCAAGTACCTCCCGCATCTAGCATTGTGGGGTGAGCAAGACAACTTCTTCTTTGAGTGTGTTGACCTCTTTCACGAGAGTCACGCAACATTGGACTCTGAAAATAGAATTGTATCTATCAGCTCAATCCTTGACAACACAGGGGGTAACGTCAACATTTGGTACGAAAAGAGAGATACCGACCCACCATTTTTCAGGGATACAGATGTAAGGGTTGTTGGCGCGTCATGTTACGACGTGGTTGCAAATTGGATGACAACGATGGGGTTGCGCCTATGTCACGTCAACGGAGCGTTCCTTGCCGTCAGTCCCTTCACTACTGGCAATAACATCAATAGCCGCTTGTACAAGTACGATAAGCGGACTATGGTAGACCCAAACTTTCAGTCCTCTGACCCCGTTCTACAGGACTCTAACACCGCGCTGCTTCCCGACAACTTAGACTTGAGAAACAACTCTCAAATTTTGACGGGTAGCACTCGCTCGTTCCTGCACCCATTCCGAGCCATCTACTACAAGCATCTTCAAGGAGGTTCTGCTCGACTCTTCCCTGAAGTGAAATGGGTCAACGTAGAAGGCGACTTTGCTCAGGACGACATCAATGTAAACCTACTTGGTCAACAATTCGAGGTAAGTCAAGATTACAACATTAGCTTTCCCCTTAATGCTACTCAAGCCTCCGTGCCCACCGCCATACCTATTCGTATCGTTGGCAAATTACAGCATTGGTTTCGTCCAGGCGACACTTCGGAAGAGGGGCTGACTATTGGAGCGCAGTTTGAGGTCAAGATGAAGATTAAAGTAGGAAACTACTACCTCAAGCAAACTGTAGGATTAGAAACTGACGACAACATTGACTATAGCACGGGCTTTGGTGACATTTCGGCCTTGTCAGCGGTTTTTCCGTTATCGACAGATATTTGCACCACATGGAAGCCTCTAGTAATCAATAGCGACGTCGAGTGGACAACAAATTCAGCCGATCGTTTTAGTTTCCCCGCCTTTTTAAAAGGGAAAACTAGACCTGATTGTGAGATGCTCGAATACGACAAAGGCGATGGTAATATCGTAGAGTATTTCCCTGGTTTCGGGTGTCGTAGACATCCAAGTAAACCTGATGAGCAAAAGTACGATTCCACTTCTCGCAAGCTCTGGAAACAAGTTTATGAGACGGAATTAGACTTTGAGCTACCAGATTTGCCTACTGGAAATGTGGTAGAGCAAGGAGTCGAGGTTACTGTAGAAGTAATCATGTACAAGAATGACACAACGACGACTACGACTACATCGGAAGTGTTCCCAACAAATCCCACTCGTCCGAATGGTGCGCGTATTGTTGGCTTCAATATGTACGTTGGTGACGGCACGGATGAGGGTGACGCTTACTACTACGCTGAACTAGATGAACCAAATGGGAGAGAGATGGTCGTTGGTGGAGAGACCTTGGTGGCAAGTCGCGTTGTAGCTGACTATGGTGAGATAGGGTCAATAACCGCAAATACATTATACGATCACAAGTGGCACTCACGGAACAACTTCGTATTCGGGTCAGGGCGTCGCAACCTTCAAGTTCTAGCTGAAGAGCATATTCGGATACGGGGTGAAGCTCGTGACGTGTACAGCCTTCGATTCATTATTGAAGAAGAAAACACCGCTTTTGTCCACCCACTACACACCATCCAATTCACGCACGAGAATAGCTTTCTCTTGCTCCGTCCTTTATCTATGAGTTATGCCCTTTCCGAAGGGGTATTGTCGGTAGATGCTTTTCAATCGGGAAGAAATGGCGGAGTTGTCACATCAATCAATGATGCAAATAGAAGTGCGAGAGGTATAGGTACAAATAGTGTAGGAGGGTTGGGAATTACGGGGGGACGACCAGTCTTTCAGCCCGTTGTTCGTTCGGGCACAAGTCTCCCTGGCAAGACACCTCAAGACATCATTGACATTGCCACCTCCAAAGATCAGGCGGGGCGATATGCGAGGCACGACGCGACAGCTAAAACATATAGAACAACTTCAAGGTCAGGGTCGGCGAGAAGGGCGGTCAGTTCGTCCTCTGTCAGACCTTCATATTCATCTTCGG